TTACTGTTGCGGTCAATACTGCTGCAAGATCTGCTTTGGTCAGGATAGGCTTGCTGAAGAATTTATCCTCTGTAATTCCTTCCGGTGCAGATGCACTCTCTACCCTTGCAACAATGTCTCCATCCCCATTGAATGGATATGCTTTGATTTTGATTGTATCTGTCTGCTCGTTTGCCTTCTCCTCAGATGTTGATGTATCATCAGAGTTCTCACTTAGCTTGCACTTTGGATACCAGTCGTATCTATATCCGCCTTTTCTTAATTTGACCACCTTACCATAAGCAAAATATGGTCGTGGTCTGTTTCCTCCTGAAAGAATAAGACCATCCGCATCAACATTGTCTCCACGTAATTTTGCAAGTGTATCAGCCGGAAATGCAACAATTTCCACCTCGATATCTGTTGAAGTTGTTGTAATATCACTGTCATACACTGCTCCTGACGCGTATGTATCAGTTGGTTCTCCATTTTCCGTGACTTTTACGCTTTTAACTACTTCTGTCTTCTCCACCTCTTCCGCAAATGTGGATGTCCACCTGCCATCTGTATCCATTGTATTGAAGCACAGATACTGAGCTCCTACTGTTTCCTTCATTGGTGGTCTCTTAGTTTTAATTGCCATAATTGCCTCCTGTTCTATAAATCCAATGCTGCTATCATCTTTTTATAGTATCTTTCTTTGTTCTGTTCAAATAATGGTTTCAAGTGAGCTTTTGCGCTCATTTTTTTCGTGCCATGTTCAAGCATCGGTCCGTAATACTTGCCCCATCCCACATCTATTCCTGTCTTATCACGCTTATAGCTAAATGAGTCAACCAAATGTGTATATCCTGGAGCTGTGACCTTTCTTCTTGGCTTCGGCAGGCGCAACAGGTCGTTAACAAACTCCTTTGCGCCCTCCTCTATTGCATCCAGAGCGCTTTTTTCGTCCACTTTTGAAAGATAGCTTCCAAGCATATCCTGAAATTCTTCCATTCCGGAATCTTCAAATGTAATATCATTCATCGTCTCCAGCGAGAAATACGAGTGCCAAATTTTATCGTCTGTAATAAATTCATGCAGGATAGTTGGGTGTAGTCCCTTTTTGCGCATCATATCTCTCAGCATTATCAGCTTTTCATTTCTTGGTGTGCGAGAATAAAAGCTCACCTGCCATGTGATTTTATCTTCATAGTTGTCACCTGATGCCATCACATCATCCCATGCTATTTCCCAATAATCAATTCTCGGAAACTTCTTTCCATTATCAAGATCAGATATTCCTTCATTGACCGGACAGCCAGTGGCATGTAACATCTTACTGAGTTCCTGTTTCGTCATCATATACCTCCCTGTCATATGCCGGAGTCTTAAGTGTCAGTTCTGTTTCTTTGAAACCGTCTTTAGTGGTCACGTGAGCCACATTGTATATCTCATGCTGTGCTCCATCTATTACACAGATGCACTTACTGTTGATCTGCTTATACTGTGGAATACTGATTTTCATCGTAACCTCTATTCCATCTGCAGACAGCTTAGCTCGTGTTGTATCAAATACAGAAAGCTCCCTGTACCAGATATGCATCCCGGTAGATCTTACTTTTTCAACCGGAAAGTCTTGCGAACAATCCTCCTCTATCCTAAGAAGTTCAAGCACACCATCTGTATATTCAGGCATTGCCATCCGCTTCCACCTCCGTCTCCATCTGCCATGTTAAAATCACGCTTGAATAATTATCCATAAACTCACTGACTCTATGATGATATGCATAATACATATAATTTTTAAGCAGCATCCTGTATGTCAGATCTGTTGTGATATTGCAGCCGGGATTTAAGCTCCCGACTGTACATTCACCCTCTCTTGCAAGATTTGCAAGCTGACTGTCTTCGTAATATGGCGGAATCTGGAATTCTGCCCTCATCTCTGATACCAGTGCTGTCAGTTCTGTGTTCTCCATATTACTGCCTCTCTTTTATTATTCCTGTCCAGCCTGAACGATTGTAGCCTGTGTTACAGGGAGCACATACTCCTCCAGCTTAGTTACATCAAAGATAACTGCAACATTGTCATCTACGGCACGGCCGTTTGCATAACATGATGCGATAATGAGATCTGCATTTTCCATAGCCTTTGTCTGGTCATACTCATTGACTCTCACACCTGTTGTTCCCATAGTGTAGTATCCTGCAATTGTAAATGCAGCCTTACCCTTCGGACAATTTGCATCTACGATTTTCTCGATGTCAATGAATGACTTGTTGACATAGCCGCCTGTCAGAGCCTCTCCATACATGCATGGATCCACATATTCTGCCTCGTCTGACGGATTACAGATAAGATACAGCTTGTCTACAACACGCTTACCATTATTGGTAAGAGTCTTTCTCACATCTGAAAGTCCTTTAGGGCTGAATTTTGTGATGTTTGTCACAACCGTCTTAGCCTTGTTGGTACCATCGCTGTTGGATGTTCCAATCTGGCGGAAAATACCAATCGGTCCTGTCTTTCCATCTCCATCAAGATATCCCTTTACAAGACCATCCTGCATAGCTTCAGACAGAATTGCCATAAAATAACGGTCAACAAACTCAAGCGAAAGCTCTCTGATTGCCTTTGGAATAACTAAGTAAGCGGTGAGCATGTGAAGGTCAATGTTAAGTGCTGAAATCTCTGTGCTCAGCTCACCCTTAACTGAGTCTGTTAGAGCTCCCCATACTGCTGCACCTGTATGTGATGCAACGATCCACTTCTTGACATTGGCAGGTGCCATGTTGACAAGATTAAGGATTGGTGATGCTTTCTTGACATCATCAAGTGTTCTGTCAATGATTTCAGTCGGAATGATATCAATCTGATTGGCCGTGATTGACTGCTTGATATCCTTGAAGCCTTCATAGAATTTCTTTTCTTCCTGTGAAAGATTCCTGAGTCCGAGCTGCTTCTTGAAGTCGGCATCATGGCTGGCTCTTTCTGCCTCAGCAACAACCTGATTTACTAAGTCCTCATGCGCTGCCTCCTGGATCATCTCAATAGACTGCATGATAGCTTCAGCTTTCTTCTCTGCCGGAGCATCATTGAGTAACTGCATTACTTTTTCCTGAACTTCTTTGTTGATAGATTCAATCTTCATTGTTTTCCTCCTTAATTGAAAAATGAGCCCCAATCGTTGCTCTTAGGTTTATCTGCTTCTTTATGTGTCAACTGATAAAATTCAGCTAACTGCCTCTCATGTTCGCTCTTGTTACAGAGCTGTTTCTTCAGTGCCTCATTCTCTTTAAGCACCTGCTGCAAAGTGGAATTATCCGGATTTTTCGGTTTGTCAAGATTTTCCAGTCCAATTTCGTCGATGAAACCATACTCTAATGCCTTCTGTGGTGACAATGTGGTCTCCTTGTGCATCATTTCACGGACTTCATCCTCTGAAATCTTTGCACGCTGAATAAATAAAGCTATACAGCTCTCCATTGCAACATCCAGATTATCTGCCTCTGCCCTTAAATCTGCCGCATTTCCTGTTACTGTTTCCCACATATCATGAATAATGGCCGTGGTGCCCTGTCCCATTATTCGTTTGTCACACGCCTGTAAAATTGTGAATGCAATAGAATGACACACTCCCATTACTATTCCGGTCTTGTATGAACCATGCTGCTTGAGCATATTATAAATCGCAGTGCCCTGATCAACGCTTCCGCCGTTCGAATTAAAGTAAATCTTAATCTCATCTGTCTCCGGAATGGCGTCCAAAAGTTCTTTGAAATGCTTTGCAGATGTTTCAGAATCTTCATACTGCCATGTTTCCCAGTTGAAAGGACCTGTCTTTTTGATTTCGTCATATATGTAAATTTCATGGACATTGTCCTGCTGCTGGAATCTGTAGATTACATTTTTGTTCTTCATAATTCTGTTCCTTTCTCTTGATTACTGTTTTTGGTATGATTACTCTTATCTGCTCAAACAGCTGTATTTCTTTCCCTTCTGCTGACCATTTGCATACTGCTTTGAATTGGCGTTCCACCCACTGCCTGCCGTATTTCTGTAATATAACAACCGGGGCTGTCCTCGTCTTTTCCTGCTGTCTGCTGTTTGCTGTTACTGATTGGCCACACTTTGGGCAGATGGTCTTTTCTCCGTGTTTCCATCCTTTCTTTTTCAAACTGCTGCATCCGCAAGCTGTACAGGTATACGCTGTTCTTTTCCCTGTTTTCTTGATAAATAGTATGTGCCCCGGGAAAATCTCCTGCTCCAACCAGCTTTCTGCACCTTCCGGTACGCAAGGTATATCTGCCATTTGTTGATCTATCCTGTCTATTTTCCGTTCTATTGCTTTCTGTTTCTTTCTGCTGCTTAGATTTTCCTCATAGCCGTCTATGCTCCATGTGTCCAGGAAGTCCTGTGCCCTCTCTTTTTCCTCATTTGAGGCCCATGTCATATCTGTTGAACAATAGTAATAATCATTTTTCAGAGGTTCTAAGCCCTCGCATAGTCTGACTACGTTTTTTAACCTGCAGGTGTACCATTTTCCATCTACCCAAGCACTGTGGTTTTCCATGTCTGCAAAATACCGACCTTTTAGGTCTCCTCCGAAAAACAGACTTATCTCCACAGCGCGTTCGCCGTCAATCTCTAATATCTGGCTTGTTGCTACCACTCTGTCCTCACTGTTTTTCTTAGGAATGTTACATGGCTCGCATTTTAAAAATTTTGTTCTTTTCATTTTTTCGTGCCTCCCATGTAGTAGTCAGTGATTATCTTCTTGGCTCTTGCCATACCCGGGATGCCGAGCGTGACTTTGCTCGCTGATACACCTGCTGCCTTGATGATATCCTTGTCCACCGTCTGCTGATTCTTGAAGGACCACATCAGGATGGCGGCTATACAGCCCTTCAATGTTTTGCCTTTCTTTCTGACATTGTGAGCCAGGAGCTCGTTCTCCATGCACTGGCCTCTTAGGTACTCCACCCAGTCTTCCATGATTTCCTTTGGCTTAAACTCTGCTGCCTCGACATCAATCTTGCCGAGTGCCGCCGTGAGCTTATCGCACAGCTCCGGGATTTCTCCGTTGGCGTACAGGTCCACGAAGTCAGCCTGTATTCCATTTTCTTTTGCCACTACCTTGAGGGATTCTATGTCACCCTCGTTAAGCAGGTTTTCTGCAAGCTCATTTATCTCACTAAACGAATCAAATTCTCCAAACTTATCAAACATATGGTTTCTCCTTTAAAAAACTCCATTTATCGTATTTTCGCTCTGCATCTGTAAAATCCGGATAAAACTCATCCAGATATGCTCTGAACATGCCGAGCATCTCTTTTCTATTTCCACTGTTGCCGTTGTCCAGCATATGATGGTGGTACCGGCATCCGACTGCTCCGTTCTGCCTGATGCCAAGTCCCATGGATGAGCGTGGTATGTAGTGCATGATGTCTGTTATATCCATCTCAGGGACTGCTGTCGGTGGCATCTCATAGCCTATCTGGCAGAATATGCACCGATAATTGTCACGCTCTCTTATGGCAGTACGCTCTTTTTGTGAAAATTCAAGATATTTTGTATATTTAGGCATATGGATTTTTCCTCTTTTTGTGTTATAATATTTTTATAATTTTTTCTTTTAGTGTTGTTTTTTTTATGCAGAGTCCGGTCAGGAAATTAGATTTTCCCGACCGGATTTTTTTATGCCTCAATCTGCATGACATATGGTGTATCGCTCTCCATGCGCTCATTCACATCCTGAAGCATGATATCCGTCAGCTCCTTCAATGCCTCAAACATGCTGTCGGTGATGAGTCTCTTGTCGTGTCTTTCCTTCACTACTCCGATTATGTAGCCGGCTGTGAGTGCAGCTTCCTTTACATCTGCGCTCTCCTCAATCTTTCCGATCATGCCGATGCACTTCTTAAATTCCTTATACTGCTTCATTCCTGCTGTGTGTTTTTTAAATAATTTCATGGTTTTTCTCCTTATGATGCTGCTTTCTGTTCTTTTGCCACCTCTGATGTCATGATGCCGATATCAAGTGGCTTCTCTGCCTTGATGGCAGCGTTTAACTGTTCTGCTGTTTCAATTCCAAGTTTTTTGAGTGCCTCTTTAAGTTTGTTCTCCATAAGTGACCTCCTAATATACCCAAATCCTCATTCCGATTCTGCTTATTACTTCTTTGAGCTTGAAATCTGCTTTCTCCGTCTTTATCACCTTCCTTTCGCCGGAAATCTTCTTACTAAGTCTCTTGCTGCCATCTGAAATGCCTGTTCTCTCTCGTCTCCTGTGGCTCTGATGACCTCCCGGCCGTTCTGTAATATTTTGATTATGTGCTCACCGTCTTTTTCCCTCAGTGTCATTGAGAGATGATACCGCTTTTGACGAGGCGAATACGCACTATAAAATAGGTCTGTCAGTGTTTTCAATCCTTTTCAATCCTTTCTCTCTTAAATGCTACTTGCATATTTACTTCCTACAGCCGTATACTTTCCTTACAGGCACTGCCATGCCGAGTAAATGAAAGGTAATCTTGCAAATGAAACTAAATAATGATTGTATTCGTGATATTCTTTTAACGCTGGAGGAATTATGTACATTCGAAAATAAGTTCACCTATGATATAGAGTCTCAACCTCCACATTTATTAGCAAAATACTCACGTGAAGAAGTTCTCTATCACATTCGCCAATGTGAACATTCTGCCCTGATATTAAAACCGCTTTATTGCTATGGTGGCGATATAGTAGAAATTAGTGATCTTTCACCATCTGGACACGAATATCTTGCTAATATCCGTTCCGACAATATTTGGAACAAGACAAAAAAAGTTGCTGGTGAAATAGGTGCTACATCACTATCCGCAATGGTTCAAATCTCTAGTCAGATAATCACTGCTATCATAAAATCACAGTTTGGGCTTACATAAATCCTTTATCACATGCTCTATCACAAATTTCTTGCACTCAACCATCTCCTCTTTTGATGGCTGAGTGTTCGTCTTTTGTATGATCCATACAATCAACGCATATTTTGTCCACTTATTTTCAAGCCACCCTATCAAGCAAGTTATCAATGCTATGATGAATATTAGTTTCAATTTTTCTCACGCTCCTTCCTAAATCAGATTTCTCCCCCGGGCTTACCGGAGCACCACACGAAATGGATTTATTATGGTTTACAAGAAGATTTGCTATATGTATGGGTAGTTTTGCGGTGCTCCGGTAAGCCCGGATGTATTCTTTATTTACTCAGCATGCACTTCACTTCTGCCTTGAGCTCGACAAGGCTTGCAAGGTACGCTGCTTCTGTGAGGATTTTTTCTCTCTTGAGCTTTTGATACTTCTCCTCGTTCCAGTCCTCTCTAGTGTTCATGCAGAAT